ACATTATCGATAGGAAATAACACATCTACTACTTTGTTTATTTCCTCATTAAAAGAAGGTAGTTCTGTATTTTCTGTGGCTGGTTGTTCCATTGCCTCAAGTTCTTCCTCTGTCATGTATGGGAAGAAGATATTAAAACTATGCATATTATTGTTTCCTTTCTATTTTGTTAAACACGTGGCATACCATCTACTGACATATCTGATACTTTTAGAATATTGAAATAACATTCTCCATAGAATTGGTCTGTTAGTTCTGTTCCATTGTAATCTACTGCGAAAACGGAATCTAGCCAATGTGGGTTTATTTTTAAACTACTGATATTAAAGGTGTGGAGGAAATCGTTTGCACGAGCTCTACCTATACTCCAAAAAGAGAGGGGTTCTCCGTTTGAGAATTGTCCGTGATTTGTGTCTAATGCTGTTTTATATTCTGAATATCTGGGCTGCCAACCGAAAGCGGCTGATTTATGTTTATCATTCGCAGCAGCTATATTCGCATCAGTATATTTCCATGAAATATTCTTACACCAAAGTGGTTGCATACCAAGGTCTTCAAATTCAGGAATAAAAAAATCACCTCTTTGTATTTTTTGTACGAAAGGATCTATTTTTGTAGCATCATATTGTACATCGGGTACTACTGAGTATACACACATTAATATACCATGCTCTCTAGCATCGAATTTAATTTGTCCGTTACCACTTCCAGTGGCTTTACCAGTGGTTCTACCAAGGTATCCACCGAATTTAGTATCTTTTGCGCCGGTTACTGTTGTTCCACTTGTTTGAGTAACGTCTCCTACCTGCATATTACTATCAAATCCACCTAAGTATTCACATTTGCCGTCTCTTCCTTCGTCTACTGAAATACCGAAATGTGCTTCGATTTGTTCTTTATAGGTTTTTCCTGCTCTCATTGTGATACTTGCTAACTTATCAAGGGCGAAAGCATTACGAATATCTGCAGTACTAAGAACACCACCACTAGAAAAAGTAGTAGGATCAATAGCAATACCAGCAGTTCTAGAATCAGTACTTAAAGTTAAATCACCTGTAAAGAATTTAGGATTAAAATTATCTACATTAAATAAAGGAGTAGGGCGTAAGTTTGTATATATGTCTTTACCTGCATTTCTATATCTCATAGTAAACCAGTCGTAATCCCATGGTTCATTCGAAACTACTGCTTTCATTTTTCCACTTTGTCCGAAGAAGTCAGCGTTAAAAGATTCTATTTGGAAATCTTCATATGTAGAGTTACGATAGTGATCTGAATATATTTTCTGATAGGCGAGGGCTCTAAAAGGAGTGACATTACCTAAATCTTTTGTTGTTTTTTCAGGAATATCTGTATAGGCTGTGCCTGAACTATTAGAGTATTTTCCATATCCTAAAAGGTCTAGCATTCTGAAAACACCATTTTTTTTTGGGAATCCGTGAATATCTTTATCTGTTTTAGCATTAATGAACTTTACGAAGTCCTGAATACTAAAGTTAGGGCAATTTTCAAGTACTTTATTTTTAAAAGAGTACATGTAAGAGGTTTTATAATCACTCATACCTGTAATAAATTGGTCAAAGCCTGACCATAACTGCTTATAAGGTACGAAGAAGAATTCATATACACCACGCATACTAACGAAAGCGGCACTATTCATAGGTAGTGTACGCATAAAATCACTAGCGTTAATCTCGATGTGATCATGTGGCATAAGGTCTAAGGATAGCACAGGGAGGAGTGCTCCAGCGGGTGCGGTAAATAGGTGACGTTGTGAGAGGTCGAAAGCGTTGCGAGGTCTGTTCGCTTTGCTTGGTCTAATTAAAGGGACTTTTGAAAGTGACATAATTAATTGATTTTTAAATTATTATACATGTATGTTATAGAATTAATCCATAACACGATTATTATTTATAGTTGTATTATTGAATTTTTTAGACTTGTTACGTTTATCTAGTCTATTTTTCTGTTCTTCCATATATTGTTCAAATACTTTTGTATTTCTTGCGGAATAATGTTCACCATATTTTTTATGGTCGAAACTTCCAAATTCGTTATATGGTAATACCCAATATTGAAAAGAAGTATTAAATATGTAATTTATATAAGGTCTTAAACGTTCTTCTCTTGCATTCTCTGTATCGAAAGAAAGATTAACACCATGGGGTGTATATTTTTTTACCTTTGGTATTGCATACTTAAGTACTGGAAATACTTCTAACTCAGCTGGATAATATCCAACTTCATCGATTAGGTTATTAAACTTATTATAGAACTCACGTAGTCTATCTTGTTCATATAGATATAAATACCTATCAAAGACAATAAGATAAGCACGAGTAAAACCACCGAGGTAACTATATCGAATAGGGTTAAGTTCTTGAGATAGTTTATAAACATTTTTGCTACTATACCAATTCTGGTCTTTATCCATTTCAAGTTGATTATACTCATCAGCCTTGTTAATAGCGCACCAATTACGAAAATAATCTGCACGATTTTTTCGAAGATAATGAGAGAGATTAACTCTATCAAAGCTAATATTATTCTTAATAGCATAATTAATTAGTTTTACGTTTATGTATTCTTTCCACTCTGTGAGGTGTTTAGTATAGAAGTTATAAGTGTTATATTTTGAATTAGCAGATAACTCGTTAAATCGGTAACACTTGCGAAACACGGAATATAGTGAATCTTTGGATATTCGAAGATTAGCCTTTGTTTCAACTCCATTTTTTGTAAATATTGTTCTATCTTGTCTAATAATTCCTTGGTCGATAAGTGTAAATGTTTCTTCTCTGCTAGCTTTGAATTCACCGATAACAGGGTTTTTAGATTGAAGATGGAACGGCTTTGAACAGCGTTCTTGTAACATTTTTGGTAAACCCATATTGCCTGACACATACTCTGCAACATATTTTGCTGTATTTGGGTTGCAGTACTTAATGTATTTTTCGGTACGCCAAGTATCCGCAAATGGCGTAAACGTATATTCGTTAAATGTACCGGGTTCTTTTTCGAAAAGACCCCACGACTCAACGATGAGATTTTTAATCTGAGAGCCGAGTTCTGCGGAATCGAAGAAGATAATACCGTGGTAATGTGGACGTTTTGTAACTGGTCCGTACTCCGATGAGATGTAGTAGCGAATTTTTTTGTCATTGTCTGAAAGATTTAAATTATCAATTTTTTTGCGTAAACGTTTGAGAAAATTCTGTATGTCTTTCTTACATACAACTGCGAATTGAACATCTTTTTTTGCTTTCTGTTCGTTTTTCTCTATTTCGGGAATTGTTGTATCATCATTATATCGATACTTATGGTCTAATCCTTTAGAATTATAGGGGGTAGAATCAAACATTTTTGCAGTTCTACCAATGTGTTTAAACTGCGTTTTGCCTTTTTTATCCTTGAATATTTCCATACGTGGGATAAACTCATTATTGTATGTTAGTGTAAAAAATACACTATATATGTGTTGTTCTATTTCTTTACGAACTCTTTGAGATTGTACGCTTGCTTTTACATTCATGCAATATTCGCATTTTTGGCAAGGTACTGATTCATAAGCATTAGTATATTTGTTGAATATTATACTAGGTTTCAAACAACCGAATAAATTTTCGGTTAATTGAAATTCTTTATCTGAAAGAGATTGTTTATCGGTTAAATTATTCAGCATAGAGTAAATGACATTTATCTGTTAGTTTTACTTCAAAGTGCTCAGGATGATTAGAACATATAAAGCTGGTAAAATGTCCTGAGCCACTAAAATTAACCACACACCAACTACAATCACCACAAGTAAGAGTGTAATTACATATTTCATTGAAATTTTGCGACATATCAAAGTTCATGCCACAAATATAGAGAAATAGAATCAAAAAGCAACATAATTAATAGTATGATTAACGTTAATTAAAGTTTATATTTATTTAGTAATAGTTTATTTAGTAATAGTTTAGTCTTTAAACATTGGTTTTTTTGATTTGTTGATGAAAACTGCCCACGCATTTAGCGAGGTGTCAGTTTTCCCTACTTAAAACAAGAAAGTAGGGAAAAAAGCGGAGGTTTTTTCATTTTTACGGCTTTAAAAGCCTTTTTTTTGACGTATAAGGGGCGCTTTAATTCCTACATGTCGCATTCGCTCATTTCGTCATACGAGGGCAAGCCCTAGCGCCTTAACCGCTGACGCTTTGTAGTGCTAGACGCTATGGGAGGCATTTAAAAATGCCCCCTATACCCCCAAAATAAAATAACTCCACGTTTCACAACGTAGAGTTAAGAAAGCATAAATAATTAAATTTACATAGACATAAGACAAGTTAATGTGTTATATTTGCAAATAAATTACAAATGTTTAAATAATAAATTAAAAAAGCAAAGTATGAATTTTAATTTTGATTTTATAGAATGTGATGATAAGTGGACTAAGAGAATACTAACAATAATATTTACTATAATAGCAATTAAATTAGCATTCGCACTTATAGGGTTACTTATTTTTTGTATTTATATACTAGCTACTTCATAAAACCAAGAGGATTTAAGAAACCACCTACAGCACCTCCAAGGGTAGAAATACCTTGAGGAGTAAAAAAACCATTAGTATAAGTATTAAACGGATTCATTATTGACTGAGAGGGGTAAGTATGTTTCTTTAAAATATTATCCAATCCAAGGCCATGAGATTGTTTATCAAATAAATCTCCTTGAGATGCTAAATTAGATAAATCAAATAAAAATCTTTGTTGCGCTTGACCATTTTGTGTATTAATATATTGTGTATTTGCGAATAGATTATCCTGCATAAAGCTCTGAGTTTTAGCCTGCATTCTAGCTAGGAAAGCATTTGCATTATTTAGAACAATTTGAGATTGAAGCTGTCTAACTTGTTCTTTAATCATGTTTAATTCTTGAACATGATAACCATTATCTAATTTCCATTTTTTTACAATATTATCGAGGTCTATAGATTTTCCTTGAGATGCAAGTAAAGATATTTCCTTTACTGCTTTTTCTACATTAATCATATTTTGTCGAGATATACCTAATCCATTTGCCTGCGCTAATGTCATTGGCGTTCCATCGGGATTAGTCTGTGGTACTCCGTTTTGGTCGATATATGGTAATTGATCTATTTTATTCATCATATCCTGATGAAATTTAACAGCGTCATTAAGATTAGCTACCGAATTTGCCTGCTGAATTTGAGCATAAGAAGTAGCACCTAAAACGCCGGCATTTGCTCCGGTCATTTTATTAACATAAGCATCTGCTATACCATTTCTTTGATATTCTTGGTCTTTATTTTTATAATCCTGCATCGCTCCTAATACTTGTGAAAAGGAATTACCCATATTGGCTATACCTTGTCCGAGTGAATTATCATAGCCACTAGGCATATTCTCAGAGGGAGGACCTCCTGCGGAATTACCTGCGACACTTTGGGCACTGGCTTGTCCATTGTACAAATAGGGGTTATAGCCTGCTTTTTCTATTCTTGCTCTTACATTACTTTCGTCTTGCCATTCAAAATTCTGTTGATTTATTTTGTCGTTATATTCTTGTTGTTTATTTAAGAAATACTTTTGCATTTCAAAATTAGCTCTATTTTGTTGTTGTTGTTTTGCCCAACTATTACCAGAGTTTACGGCTCCGCCAAATAAAGATGCTCCGGCACCTATTAAAGCGGCTCCAATTTGTGGAACTATATACTTATTTTGTGTAATAAAAGGAGATAAACCTACTTTATTACTTATTACATTTTGTACTATCATAGCTATTAAAGTTTAAAAGAGTAGGGGAGGTTTCTCCCTTACTCAATTGTTGTTTATTCTGCTGAACTTGTTGCAGGTTCTGCCGATACATTTGTACTAGGTTCTGTATTAGCTGGGGTTGTTTCTTCTGCATTCTGTCTACCTGTTAATTCTGCGTAACTTGCGACTGCACCTGCATATTTATCCATATCTGTTAAAGTTTGGTTTTTTCTACTGGGTGTGGTTGCCATTATTGTTTCATCATCTAAGTCTTTATTACTTCTATCTGTAGGTACTTTCTGCATCATGCTAGCATACTTTTCTTTATCTAGCTGACTAGCAGTAGGAGAGATTAAAGTGTTTACAGCACTTGTAGGGTTATGAGTTACATTATCGATAGGAAATAACACATCTACTACTTTGTTTATTTCCTCATTAAAAGAAGGTAGTTCTGTATTTTCTGTGGCTGGTTGTTCCATTGCCTCA